CTGCCGGCATAGGAGGCCCCTGCATCGGAAGAGGCCCTTGCACGCCGCTTGAGCCGGGAGCAGGCCCCACGTTACGCGCTGGACCGGGAACGGGCGGAAGCATCGCCTGCACGCGCGGGTCAGCGAACTGCGGCAAGCCTTGTTGCGCTGGACCGCCAGCGAAGAACGGCACACTTGCCGGATCAGTGACAGCATTGACGTTCGCCGTAGGAAGACGCGACTTCAACATTGCTGCGGTAGTTTGGTTGCTTAAAGGAAGAGGTGACATCCCACGCGGAACAAACAACCCCGTGCTACCTAATGTTGCATCGCCACCCGGCATTTGCGGCTGCATCTGCTGGCGGTAAAAAAGAAGATCGTTGATGCTCATCCGAGTAGCCCTCTATAAAGCGGAAGCGGACGGAACTGACCGCGAACAATCTGTGGAGCAGCAGGCATCGGAGCCTGTTTCTGCTTCGGTTCTTCCGCCAGCTTCGCCAGTTGCAGAAGACCCGTTGCCATACCACCAAGCCCCTTAGATGCAGCGCCGTAGCTTGCAAGATCGGAACGCTGCTGCGCGATCTGATCCGCAGTCAAAGGCGTCGGAGCATCAACCATGTCAGGGGCGATCTTATTGCCAAGCCAGCGTGCAGCTGTGCCAAGGTCTGCCGAATAGACAGGAGCGGCAGGCGTAGCGGCAGTTGCCGCAACAGTCTGATCTCCATCAAGCCCGATCTGACTTGCGTAGCGAGCGCCCTTTTGCGTGATCGCATCAATGCCGCCTTGATCTCTGACAGCGTGCCACGGCGTAACGCCGCGCGACTTCATCGTTTCAAGCGAAAAATCGACTTGCTGTTGCCAGTTATCCTTCGACGGAGCAGCGCCATACTTCTCTTTGAACTCGTAAGCTAATCCACCGGGAGCGATCTTCGATGGATCGCGCGATCCTGAATAAAGCTGGAACGGGCCAAACGAATATCCGGCTGCATCAGGGTTGCCGTATGTGGCAGAGCCGAGCGTGTTTGGGTTAAGCCCTTCAAAGCGAGCAATACCGAGCGCCATGTTCGGATTAACGCCAAGCTCGCGCGCCCGACGCCAGATATATTGAGCGACTGTATTAGGGTCTGCCATCAGATCACCTCATGCCACTGATCGCGGATGGCCTTACCGATCAGACCTAGACGCCGCTTCACTTCAGCCTTGCGCTCTTCCGGTAGGTTCTCAATCCGCACCTTGTTCTCGTCGAGATACGCCGTGCAATCCCAACAGTCTCGGCCCGTCTTTTCACCAAGGTTATAACCGGGCGGGAAGTCTGCGTTCATCTCGTCGAGATAGTCGAACACTTGTTCGGTCGTCCAGTTCTCGATCGGATGCACAAGCTGGACGCCATCGACGATGTCGCCGTTCCGAAATTGCGACTTGCGTTTGTCATCGAGACGAGTGCCACGGATGATCCGCTCGACACCCATCTGCATCATCGCGTTGTGCAGCGGATACCAGATATTTGCAGCGCAGCAGGACAGATATGGCTGGATCGTCGGACCATCGACTTCTGCGATCGACTTGCCGGCTGTCGTACTGTTTACCGGCACAACGTCAGCAGGCCATCCGAACTCCGCGATCTGCTGCGGCTGGTTCGACTTGATCTCGATGAAGTTCGGCAGACGCTCTTTCCACATCTGCATGTAGTCCTCCATCTCTGGATAGGCCGCGCCAGTGTTGAGCCACGCCACAGGCAGCGTCTCCCACTGGTCACGGAATAGGTAAAGACAGGCCAAGCTGTCTTTACCGCCAGAGAATTGAAGGACCGTTCGCATCAGAAAATCGTCGCCAGAGAAGCGCCGATAGACGCAACCGTGCCAGCAGCGCCGAGGCCAGTGAGGAGACCGTTACCGCTCTGACGCGGAGCCGTGCTAGTTGTCGTCGATGTACCGCCGTAAGGTGTTGCAGACGTTGCGCCGAGACGCAGATTGAGCATCTCGATCGGATAGTTACGTTGCTCAAGATAGCGGTTGTAGGCATCGTCAAGACGCGCCTGATCCATACCCTGACGCTGCATTCCGATCTGCTCAAGCAGAGAGGCGTCTTGAATACGCGAAGCCTGCTGCAAGCCAGCAAGCGAACCGAGTTGATTAGCGGCACCCAAACGAAGCTGCGCCGCCTGTGCAGCACGCGCCTGATCTGCACCGAACTGAGTAGCTGCCTGATTGAAGGCATCGGAACGCAGGCGAGCAGAAAGATCACCGACACCCGTTGCCGCTTCAGCCGCAGCCACGCCTTCTGCAATCCCCTGACGCGATCCGCCAAAAGCGCCGGCTGCACGCGCCTGATCTCCGATCCTGTTCGTAGCCTGACGCAGAGAACGGTTTGCAGCGTCGATGGCACGATCTTCGACGTTTTGCGTGAATGGGTTCATGTATCCTGAAAGATTGGCATTCAGGAAGCTAGTCGGCTGATAGCCTGCAACGTCAGACGTGACACCCGTAGCCCGCTGATAGAGCGGATCGGTCATGCCGACGCCTTCTTGCATATATCTGAACGCCTGTTCCTGCTCAGGAGAGAAGCCAGCAATCGTCTGACCGCCGTATGCTTCATACGGACGCTTCGAGATCGTGTCAGCGATCGCAAGGTTTTCCTTCGTGACGCCTTCAAGCCACGCCGGAAGCTCCGTCTTCTGGATCGTCGTCGTAGTCGCTGGTGCTTTGCTTCCGCCGCCCATGTCACTTCCCCTCGTTCGGGTAAAACTCCATCACGACTGTCTTCTTCTTCCAGCCGCGCTCTGCGAATATGCGCTCGAAACCGGGACGGACATAAGCCCGACCAAAATCGACGCCCTGATCTAACGCCCATTGCTTTACTTCTTCGTAAAGCTCTAAGACTGCATCCATGTCGCCGGCAGACATGAAGAACTCAACGTACTTCTTCTGCGGAGCATTTACGATCGTCGTCAGGATGACGGCTCGATCATTCCAGAACGCCTGCATCTCGCCTCGATTGAGGCATCCGATCACATCGTTCAAACTGTGCGTGTCGCTACCTATACGGAGCGCCTTACGCATTTTAGTAAGGAGGCGATCCCTGCTGTCCAAGCGCCACCGCCGAAGTTGTTAGGTTGCCTGCGTTATCTACTTCAACCTTATAGACGCTTCCGTCAGGAGATTGAAGTAGGACTGAAGCGACCGCCACGTCCTTCAGCACAGCCGACGCGATCATGCGGTTCAGGCCATTCAGCGTTCGTGCGAAATAGGATGGCTCGTATCGCTCAGGAGGCGTCGGAAGCGTCAGGTTTGGCGCGGGATAAGATGCCGTCATCTGCGGCTCCCCTGCGGGACGAGGTCAAGCCGCATCTCACCGATCGACCACTCGGCATCCTGTGTCGCCTCGATCTTGACCCTGAAGTCTCGGCCCGTAGCGCGTGTGTCAGTGTAGCCGTCAGAACGCGGGTTAAACGGCCCGCTCGTCGTCTCTGAGCCTTCCGGCGTGAAAGAGGTATAGAACGTCAGCGCCGTTGATGAGTAGCCGTAGCCGCTGTCTGTGAGCGCCTGACGAACGAATGTAAGGTTGTTGCCTTGCTGAAGATTGAGAGACCCAGTTTCTGCCCACCTCTCCCCTACAAGTGAAAGGCCAGCAGCCTCCCAGCCGTTCTCCTGATAGTAGATGTTGTCTTCGTCGTCTGCCGTGATTGGATACGGAAACACACCAGCGCCGACAGCTGCCGTCCGGCACATCTCACCGATCGACCACCACCCCTCAGAGTAGTTGAAGATCACATAACGGTTCGGACACGTTTCCCCAACTTCCGGATACCAGAACCATACCTCAGAGAAGAGGCCATTGTCAGAGCCATGCGTATAGAGCTTGCCTGCATTTGTATCGATGTTCTCATAAACATACGCACCAACTTCACACGGCAGAGGCTTCACATAGCCGCCATCATAAATCCAGAAGCCGTCTTGGCCCATCCAGATGCAGCGGCCAGCGAACGTCGCAAACGATCGCGGCGCGATAAGGCCGCAGCCATACCCAATCCGCTCGATGCTATACACATACGGCAGGCCGATAAACCGCATCAGCCAGACTTCTTCTTCTGTCCAGATCAGAGTTCCCTCACGGACAGGAGCAGCCATATTGATCCGGCTCGTCGTCTCAAGATCGAGATAGCCAGCCGTGTTCGTCGGGTCAGCATAGTCCCAGTTCGTGTAGTTCTCGCGGTCAGACCATGCCACACGACGCGCATTCCCACCCGCTCCGAACAGCACTGCGTGCCGTTCAGCAGTCACAACAACGCCGCGATTGTTTAATGGTATGCCTTCAACCGTACTCGTTCCGCCTGTGCCTGTCGTGTCTGTCCCACTATTAGAAAACGTGAATGTCGTATCAGTAGGAACGGTTGCGATCGTCCAGACATTGTTAAACGCTGAAACTGTATTGCCTGCTATTGTTACTGTGTCGCCGGGACTTAATCCGTGATGGAAGTCAGTAGTCACAGTCACTACGTTAGAAACGCGAGCAGCCGTAATGATTTGAGAGAAGCCAACAGTATGAGCATTAAGCTCGCCTTCGCTCCAATGCAGCAGTCGTCCGTCGCTAGATGCGACAGCCAACAGGTCTTCGCCCCAATTATCAAAAGTCCATGTGAATGTAGGAACGTAGAACTGCGAAACAGGGCGACGATCGGCTACAGGAAGAATTGAATATCCGCCAGACGAAGACGCATTGGCGGCTGTCTGCGCGTATGTGAATGTCGTCGTCGTCGGCACAGACGCGATCGTGAATGTGCCATTGAATGACGATGTAGTCACATCTGCAATCAGAACAGACATGCCGACAGGATAGCCATGCGGTGTTGATGTAGTGATCGTCACTACATTTGAAGAGCGCACAGCTGACGTGATTAAATGCTGCGCCACGTCTAATCCGTACAACAACTCACCGTAGTCGCTGGCACCGTATGCGCCATAGATGCCATTCCCAGCGCCGAGGAAGTCTGCCGGCGTAACATCAAGATAGCTTGAGCCATCAAGAATGTAGAGGTTGTTCTCGCATCCGACAGCACAGTATGGAGCGTTTAGATTGTCAGTCCATGAAAACATGGCTCGCGCGGTTGAAGCCATTGACTGACTTGAAATACGGCTCCACCCGCCAACAGGCTGCAACTTGCCGGCCTGCCAGCGAATGAGGTTCGCGTCCCAAAAACGACCCTTAGCCTGCAAGGGGGTTGCAGGCTTGACGACACCGGGGGGAAGGCTGACAGGGGCAAAAGGCATCACGCAACCTCAGTTCTCGACAGCACAGCTGCGTAATGTTCTACATCGTTCACGCGACGGGTCCAACCCCGACCGAACGCATCGAACGTGCTAAGGCCCTGTAGATAGGACATGCGTGCATCCATATAGGCTTGAATGAACGCCTCTTCGCCATACTGGTCGCAGTACGCCTTGATCTTCGCCAGCGTTTGCGGCCCCATCGCTCCGTCTTGCGTTGCGCCCGCAATCTTCTGAGCAAAGCGAACGGCCCGAGCGGGGCCAGAGTTCACCCCGAAGTCGTAGATGGCGAAATCCACACCAGACGGAAGATCGTCGCCACGCACGCGGTTCCAGTACCGCTCGCGGTATAGAGGCTTGACCTTCTCAGGCGTCAGCGCACGCATGTCGGCCTCACTCGCCTGTCGGCCTGTGTAGTCCTCCCACACGCGCTTCGTCACGCCTAGGTTCGTCATGCCACCGGGATCGCGGGGATGGTTCACGAAGCCACCTTCGTGCTTCAGCGTCTCCGTGA